CACCATTAACTGCAACTAAAAGACTATTTGCAAATACTGTTGATTGACCAACAACAACTGTTGATGCACCACAAATTCTAGAATCTGTATTTCTATGTATCTGTGCCATTATGGATTCAAATCTATTCTAGGTGCAATAAATGTCATTGTTCCACCCGATTGAACTGTATATGTTCCGCCAACTTGCATATTCACATTTCCATCAACATAAACAGTCACATCACCTTTTACATAGACTTTTTCATTACCAACAACGACGGTAAATTTATCTTTTTGTATTCTCTCTGCTCTATCACCAGCAGGTCCCCATTCTATATAAGAACCAGACCTATGATACAGATGCACTCTCTCATTATCTTTGGTATCATCAAATTCCATCGCATGACCAGATTCTGATTCATATACATTATTATATGGATACTTTGCGTTATAGTATGGGTCTGGTTCAACTTTGCTTGCTTTTTTAGCTTTTTTCATCGAAACGATAGAATCATCGATACTCTCATTTCGGGCTAAACGTGAAGTTGTTGGTTCATCTAAACGTCTTGGGTATCCAGTTGCAGTTTCGTTTGGTTTTACTGGTGCAGCAGATAGTTCTGTTTCATTTCTCGGGTCATTATATGGTTGTTGATTATTAGCTTTTCTCAAAGGTATTTTTGGAAATATACCCATAATCACACGTTCTTGAGCATTTTCTCCGTCCATGAAGAAACCCATAACCATATCACCCTCTTTAATCGCATATGGATTTGGATTATTAATAGGTAATAAAGGCATAGCCCATGGTAATGATTCTGTCGGTGCTTGCATTTTGTTATCAGAATCCCATCCAACACAACGAACTCTGCAACGACCCATTTTTAGAGGGTCTTGACGACTCTCAACAACACCAGTCCACCATACAAAACCATCTTTACCAGCAAATTTTTGTTCTTTATCTGACATATTAATAATCTAACATTAGTCTGGTTTCTTCCAAACTGCTTGCTGGAATAAATGGGTTTTGTGTAGAAGTTGTTGCTACTTCAATAGCTGTTTCGTGTTTGTCAAAACCTATAACATGTCTTGATGCTAAAATAATATATTTACCCGACAAAGTTTCATCTTTTGAATTTATACCTTTGTTGTGTTTTGAAAAACTTGGTGCATTTATATAAACATTGAAACCTGAACTTAGCTGGAAATTACCAGGCATTAGAAGTTTCAATCTTCTCGACATTAAATTACCTATCAGTGATGCTCTCTGAAACATAAATGATTCATAATTTTCTTCTTTTGATAATGATGTGGGGTCATTATTTTTAATATAATTACTTAATTGTTTTGCGGCACCAAATACATTCATCATTTTTTTCGAATCGAATGCTTGAATATTTGTAACTCCATCTCGATTCTCTATTACAGAAACATTTGGGTTTTTATTTCCATGTTTCATATCTGCAAAGACATCGCCGTAACTTATATTCTTATTGGCTATCACACCCGTCATTGGGTCAAACCCTATAAATTTACCAGCATTTACACCATCACGAATTCTCTGATTTTCATCCACTTGTTCTACCATTTGCATCGCTCTTGCCATTTTCATTTCGTCTATGGGGTCAGCATCTTTTTGATTTTTTAAATCAAAAATAATGTCGAGAACTTGCTCTTGTGTCAATAATGTCGATAGTGATGCAAAATTATAACCTATAACATTTTGAAAAAATAAAAAGTTAGGTGAATTTTGTATATCGATTGACCTTTTTGTGCACCATTGAATGGCATCAATAGGTCTTAAATTAGGTATTACAATTTTTTTAATACCTTTTGTATTCTCATAAAGACCCTTATAATTATTTTTTGGTATTTTTAAATAGTTCTCAAGTATTCTTTTTACTATAGATGAGTATGTGCCTTCAAAAGATTGATTTATTTTTTGTTGGTCTGAAAACATTAATTCATCAGAAACAAAATGTAAAATATATTGTTCGTTGGTAAGATTTGTATTTTTTCTGTCAGATTGTTTATAAATTCTAAATGCTTTTTTGAATCTAGCAACAGGAAATTTTGCACTCTTTGATATCTCAATTAAAATTGATTCTGAACCATCAAACATTAATTTATTTGCAAGTCCTATAGAATCTGATATTAACAAATTTCCAGACATAACAGGAACAAGCATCGAATCAAATATATTCAACTCAATGAATAAGTTTGTTATGTCAATTTTACCAGATTTAGTAACTATAGATAATTCTATAATTTTAAAATCAGTAGCTTTTCTGAAAAAGTTCATAGAGAAATTACTCTTTTAAATTCTTCTTCGACTTGCGTAACAAATTCAGGTTTAAGTAAATTAATTTCTCTTTTTTCTTCATTCGTTTCAACTTCATAATCATAATATGTTTTTTTCTCTTTTGATGTTGTTACTGTAATTACATTACCGTCTTGTAATGTATATGTATTTGATGAACTCGCAACGTTTGCATATGTATTTGCATCAACTTCAATTTTTTCAGTAGTTATTGAACCTGTAGAAGAACCATCAGCAACAGATGTTTTAATAATTTTGTAATATGAATGTGTATTATTGACACTCATCGCCCATGCTAACCCAGTTTGGACTGTTGTATTTGCTGCACCATTTGCTGAATATTTTTTATCGACATAATCAATGAAACTATTGTAACTTAAAGGCCATTCGTATTGTGGGTCAATAATGTCATTGAACATCAAAACAATCCAATGTCTCTCAACGTCACCATAAAATTTATAAGCAATAATTTCTGGTGTATCACCTTCTCTTATTTGATATGGGTAAAACACAAGAGAATTATTTTTAAATTTTTGTTCAAAACCAAATCTTGCAATAATATTCGTTACTGTATCTAATCCATTAACACTCGTATTACCTGAGTAATATACGGAAGGATAATAATTGAAAAATTCTGCCATATTTTATCCGCCTAAAGTTTCCTCTCTTATTAAATCTTTATTAAAATCATCTTTTGTTAGATACTTTGTTTCTTGGAATTGTAATTGAACATTAATATGAACTGGCATACCTGTTCTACCATAAGTAGGAAAATTTTCTCCAGGAACTTCATATGTCTGAAATCCTTCAGGTGCATAGTTCACATCAATAGTTTTCAAAATACAATTTGAAGCTATTGGTGGTATATTTGGATTTTCACGTCCACCATAATAAAATTTTATATCAAATTCTGAAGGAGGAACTAGAAAACCACTAACCTTTATTTTCCCAGTTTCTATTACGGGTTTTGATGGCGCTTGATGATATCGTAATCTTTCAATTATTCTTTGGACTTCAAGAGCCTCTTTTTCACTTCTAGGGTAAAAATCAAAAGTAAATTGAAACGTTCTAAAATTTGGTCCACTATAAATCATTTCAAGCATTGGATTTGGAACAGCACCACCAGCAGAAAGTAGCGCAAGTTTTCCTGTATTTTTACTACCTAAAGCTGAAGCAACAGCTTCTCCACCTTTTTGGCCAACGGCGGCACCAACTGATGCTAAACCCGACCCAACGCCTTTCATAAGTGCTACCACTTTACTTTCATTTTTTGCTGCTTCTTTGTATTGTTCTAACGCAGCATCAATACCACCTGCAACTTTACCAGCAAGTTCACCGCCAATATTAGCATCTGCATAACCCTGACTATATTGATATAAAACTGTATCGGGCATATACAATGCAATCGCATCTTTCGTCAATCTTGTAGTTTTTCCTGAAAAAATAGACTCACCTTTTATTTTATTAATTGAATTGTCTATTAATCCTTTTGTTGCCTGAGAACTTCCATTAAACTGTCCGTTACCTAAAACGTTATCTAATGAGCTCCCCATACCAGAAACTGCATTTTTGAATGATTGAAATACATTGCTTATACCTGCACCAGAATTTATTTGATTTGCTATCTCATTACCATAACTTTTTAAATTATTTGTTAGATTTTGTATTGAGTTTCCAGAACCAGAACCTGAAAAAGATATTCCACCCCTATCTTGACCAAAGTCATTTGGATTTGTGGGTATATCATCTTTTTGTGATGCGTTTTTTATCGCACCACCAACACCAACTTGTTCTCTGATATAAAAAACTACATAATGACTCTTATCATAGTTTCCCAAATCGATTGGATAACGATAAGTAGACCTCTGAAAATCAGAACTAACCAGGTCTTTTAATGGTCCACTTCTGACCTCATTTTTATTGAATTTTATGTCTGAAAAACCAAAAAGAGCCATTTTGATTCCTAATAAGTTAGATAAGTATTATTTATGTCATATAAAGGTAGATTTACACCAAAATACCCTCAAAAATATAGAGGGAAAGTCAACGATATAGTATATCGCTCTAATTGGGAACTTAGAGTGATGAAGTGGTTGGATGAAAATTCCAGTATCATCTGGTGGTCATCCGAAGAACTAATTATTCGCTATAAGTCGCCAATAGACCAGAGAATACATAGATATTTTCCGGATTTCGTCATTCATACAAGAAAAAAAGACGGTAATGAGAAAACTATGGTTATAGAAATAAAACCATATAAACAAACTCAAAAACCAACACAAAAGCGTAAAACAAAAACATATTTAGAAGAAGCTAAAACATACATTGTCAATCAGGAAAAATGGAAAGCAGCCGATATATTTTGCCAAGAACATGGATGGCAATTTATTGTATTAACCGAAAAAGATTTAGGCATAAGATAAATAGATAATGGCTAAAAAATTAATAGACAGAATACAAGAATCCCTTGCAAAAGAGGGTTTTAAACCTAGAACAAATGCTTCTAGACAATGGCTTCGTGCTAAAGTTAAAGAATTGAAACCAACGTCAGATACTTTGATGAGAGATAGAGAAAGATTAAAACAAAAATCTCTTTTAGGTAGAATGTATTTTTACTACTATGACCCAAAAACAAAAGATAAATTACCATACTATGACACATTTCCATTGGTTATACCTATTGAAAGATATAACGATGGATTTTTAGGTCTAAATCTACATTATATACATCCAAAACAGAGAATAATTTTGTTGGATAAGTTAAGCACAACATTAACAGATGATAATTATGATGAAAAAACCAGATTACGTGTAACATATCCACATTTGATTGCAACATCAAAAGCATTTGAAGCCATGCCATGCATCAAAAGATATCTATTCAATCATATAGAATCAAGATTTCTAGAAATAAACGCAAGCGAGTGGGATATAGCAGTAATGTTACCTGTCGAGAGTTTTGTGAATGCTTCAAAAAATAAAGTATTTTACGATTCAAGGAAAAAATTCTAATGTCGTTTTCACCCAATCTGTTCCTATCAAATATACGCGGCAAAGATGGACTTGCAAAACCATGTCGTTTTCAAGTAATATTACCAATTCCAAACGTAGTTAATAATTCTATAGGTAATTCAATTATAGAAAAAATATTAAATTTTCCAAATTCCATTTTTACTGATGTCACTGATGCCATAACTTCTGCTGTGGGTGGTGCTAAAGACGCACAAAACAGTGATGCTAAATCGACAACAACGGGTTCTCTATCACGTTATTTGTCTTTACAGTGTGAATCAGCCGAATTACCAGGCAGAACATTACAAACTGCTGATGTAAAAATTTATGGACCAATTTTTAAAGTGCCATATCAAAGTGTATATGGTGATACAAATCTAACTTTTTTATGCACAAACGACTTTTATGAAAGAAAATTATTTGATAGATGGATGGAAGCAATTCATCCATCTGATACAAACAACGTCAGATATGCCAAAGGTGAAAATTCAAGATATCTGACAAATATAAAAATAATTCAATATGATGATTTTATAAAACAAATATATGCGGTTGAATTAATAGATGCATTCCCTATAGGAATAGCATCTCAAGCACTAAATTGGGGTGAAGAAGGTTTTCATCGATTGGGTGTTCAATTCGCTTATCAAAAATACAAAACATTATATAACGGTAACTATAATCTTGGAGAAGCGGCTACGGCGTTATTTGGTTCAGCAGCTTCAAGATTATTACCTATAGGCACAGCACTAACACTATAACTTTAACGTGAGGATATTATGTCATTACCAAAAATAGATGTACCAACATATGAGTTGAAATTAATTTCGACAGGAAAATCTATAAGATTTCGTCCATTTCTTGTAAAAGAACAGAAATTGTTTTTTATGGCCTCAGAATCACCTGACCCTAAAGAAACAATAAATGTAATCAAACAAGTATTAAAAAATTGTATTCTTGATGATATCAATATCGATGATTTACCTGTATTTGATTTGGAATATGTTTTCGTAAATCTTCGTGCAAGGTCTGTAGAAGAAATAGTAAACTTAAAATATAAGTGTAATAATATTGTGGGTAAAGACGACAAAGGTGATGATAAGAAATGTAATAATGTCGTTGAATTTGATGTGAATTTATTGGATATCAAACCAATAGTAAATCCAGAACACTCAAATAAATTTCAATTGACAGAAAATCTAGGTATTTGTTTAAAATATCCTACATTTGAAATGATTGAAAAATATGAGGGTAAAGAGTCTGGTGATGTAATGTTGGAAATTCTAACGGATTGTATTGATTACTTATACGATAAAGACCAAATTTATTATGCGAAAGATTCAACAAAAGAAGAACTTCGTGAATTTGTTGATAATCTCCAGCAAAGAAATTTAGAAAAAATACAAAAATTCTTTGAGACTGTTCCTGAATTAAAAAAAGAAGTTGAATTTAAATGTAATAAATGTGAATATGCTGAAAAACTTACTATTAAAGGCATAGAAAATTTTTTCGGCTAGTTGTTCGTTATGATACTCTGAGTAATTACTATCAGACTAATTTTGCGTTGATGCAGCATCACAAATATAGTCTGACTGAACTTGAAAATATGATTCCATGGGAAAGAACAATTTATGTTGGTCTTTTGGTAGACTATTTGAAAAAAGAAAAAGAAAGAATAGAATTACAAAAACAGACAAGAAAAAAATAAATGCAAAAAAGTAAACCCATTGCAGAAATTTTAGCGAAAGAATTAGGTTATAATAACGCTAAAGAACTCAGAGCAGCACTTAGAGCAAGAGATAGTGGTGATTGGGCTCAAAATGTAAAATCAAACCTTGAACAGGGTGTTGGTTTTAAAGAAGCATTTTCAAGTGCAACTCAATCAAAAATATCATCCATCAAAGAAACCTTTTCAATGAAGGGTGTTAAGAAATTTGGTAAAAACGTTAAAAAAGAATTTTTTAAGGGAGATGATATCTTTTCCGCTTACATGAGGGGAAAGATGAGAAAAAAAGGGAATGATGAAAAAGATGCCGAAGAAAGTTCTGGTGATTCAAAAACATCTTTATCAGAAGATTCAGTTTCATATCTAAGAATTATTGCTAAAAATTCTATATCATTGCATAATATGGCAAGAGATGTGAATGTTCTTCGTCGTAATATTGTCGAACTTGTGAATTTAAAAAAACCTAAAAAGAAAGGTGAAAAGAAAAATACTTTTGGTGGTGAAGCTGACAAATACTTTAAAAGTGCTGATGAAAAAGAAGCACTACTTGAAGCAGAATTGAATAAGGGTAAGAAAAAAACTACTCCAACACAAGAAAAGAAAACAGAAAAAAAAGATGAATCTGAAAGTGGTGGTGGATTTTTAGATTCCATCATGAATATGTTTAAAGGTGGATTATTAGAATCACTTTCTTCATTACTTAATCCAATGACAATATTGAAATTACTTGGTAAAATATTTGTTATAGGAACAATAATTGCATCATTATTTAAAGGTATAACAGCAGCATTTGATGCATGGAAAGAAACGGGCAGTTTAAAAGAAGCAATTATTAGCGGTCTTGGCGCAATTGTCGAATTTTTATCTTTTGGTTTTTTTGGTAAAGATACGATACGAGACTTATTCGATAAAGTTGAATCGTTTATTGGACCAATGATTGACACTATCAAAGATGTTTATTATAAAATAAAAGATTGGATTGTGAACAATTTGGGTATACCAAAATTTAAAGTTTTTGGTTATGAAGTTGGTCCTTGGTATCCATTCAAATCGGACCCTAAAAGTGAAGCAGATGAAATATCTAAAAGAACCGAAGATGTAAAGGGTGAAGGTGGCAAATCGGGTGGTGCAGGCGCGACAGGAACATGGAACGAATCTTCAAAAAATGATGCCACTCAAGTTCAATTAATTGGTGGAGAAAGTATTAAACTACAAGAAGGTGTTACATATAACGGTAATACTTTTATGTATAAGGGTGTGCCATTTAACGCAAGCAATCAAAAAGAAATGAATGCTATGATTGCAGCAATTGATAATAAATCTATTGTTGAAATTCCAAGTGAAAATAATGTTAAAGTTTTTAATGGAATGACAGGTGAAACAAACGTAGTAGAAAAGAAAACAGATACAACTCCATCACCAGCAACAACTTCATCAGCAGAATCAGCATCAGCATCAACACCAACTGCTGCTGATGCTGGAAGTGGTGGCAGTGCTTCAGGTGGTTTAGGTGTTAGTGCTACTGGTACCGGAAGTGTTGCTGGTTCCGAAGGCGCTGCTGGTTCTGAAGGTTTAATATCCGGTGGTCCATCAGCACAAACTATGACACCAACACAAGAAGCTGATTCCGGACAACTATCAAGTGCAGAAGCATCTAATTTGGGTTCACAGATAAGTCAACAATCTTCAGATTTATCAGAAGCACAGCGAATGGAATCAGCAGCAGAAATAGGAAATGTAATAAACGCACCTACAACAAATAATACATCTGGTAATTTAAGTGAAGATAAATCATCACCATCAATAGTTGATGTTTATGATGCAGAATTGGCAAAAAGACTTTTAGCAGCGTAAAAATATGGAAGAACAAGACAATAAAAAATCTTTAGTCGATACATTCTTACGAGTTATCGCAAAACACTCAATCTCTCTACACATGATGTCGAGAGATATGAACGTCGCTCGCATCAACATTCAAAAGTTGGTAAAACTTGAAGGTGGTAAAGTTCGTGATAAACCAGACGCAATGTGGAAAAGTGAAGAAAGACTAGATGCTGAATTAGAAAAAGAAAAAGAAAAATTAAAACCACAAAAAGTCGAAAAAACTGAAGTAAAAGAGAAAAGTTTATTTGAAAAAATTTCTGGTAAAATTGGAGATAAAATTAGTTCTCCAATTAAAAAAGCAAAAGATGTTATCTTTAATATTTTTAAAGGTTTATTTAATCCAAAAAATATTTTAAGTGTTTTGGGTAAAATTGCATTACCTTTACTTATATTAACAACAATTTGGCAAGGTATTGTTGGTGCATGGGAAGCATATCAAGAAACAGGAAATATAGGTGACGCTTTTGTTGGTGCAATAGGACAAATAGTAGAATTCTTTTCAGTGGGTTTAATCGACAAAGAAATGGTCAAAGGATTCTTTAACTCAATACAAGATTTAATAGCACCCCTTGTAGATTCTGTAGGTAATTTCTTTGGTTCAATAGGAAAATGGTTTGCAGATAAATTTGCATTCGTAGGTTCATTATTCGGAACAAAATTAGAACCGAAAACTGGTGATGCTGGTAATAAAGCGAATGAAGAATTAAAAAGAAAAAGAGCAGAAGAAGATAAACAACAAAAAGAAGCCGCACAACAAGCAAGAGATGCTATAGAAGCTAAAAAATCTGCAAAACAAAAAAGTCAAGAAAAAAGGGCTGAGGCTCAAGCTGCTCAAGCGAAAAAAGCTGAAGAAAAAGGTGCACCAGCGCCCGTAACTGGTAAAGGTGGTAAAAGTGCAGGTGCTGGTGCAACTGGAACATTTGAAGCACCCGCAACAGCACCAAAAACAGCAGAAAAAAAAGAAACTGCGCCTTTAAAGAAACCATCATCACCCGGATTTTCTGCTGGTAAAAAAGCGATGATTGATGCGATGGATAAAAAAGGTATAAAAGACCCAAAACAAAGGGCGCAAATATTAGCACAAACTGCACACGAATCTGGTGGATTTAAACATACTCAAGAATTGGGAAATGAAAAATATTTTCAAAAATATGAAGGTAGAAAAGATTTGGGAAATGTTAATCCTGGCGATGGATTAAAATTTATAGGCCGAGGTTTTTTGCAAACTACAGGAAGAACAAATTATCAGCAATTTAAAGATAAATTTGGTGTTGATGTAATTTCAGACCCATCATTATTAGCAAAACCTGAATATGCAGCAGAATCCGCATTATTTTGGTTCGATAAAAATGCAGGTAAAGTTAGTAAATTAAGTAAGGGAAATTGGAGTAATACAGAAGCAATAACACGCGCTGTCAATGGTGGTTTAAACGGTTTAGATGATAGAAAAAAATATTTTGATTTATTTAAAGATGACCCTGAAGTTACCGGAATACCTTCAAATGTCGTTACATCAGGAACAGGAACACCAATACAAACTGGTTCAGGTGGATTTTTAACAACTACTCAAACTGATGCTAAAAAAGAAGAACCAAAAGGTTCTGGTGATGATACTGCAAAATATCCAACAAGTGGCGGACAAGCAAAAGTAACTTCTATGTATGGATGGAGAAAACAACCCGCAGGTCCAAAACAAGGAGAAAGAATATTTCATGGCGGTATAGATTATGCAGGTGTTCCAAAAGGTTCACCAATTCAAATATTAGCTTCAGGTAAAGTTTTAGAGGCAACATCAAAAACTGGTTATGGTAATATGATTGACCTTTTGATTAATGGAGAGGTTTTAAGATTTGCTCATTTAGATTCTATGAATGTTAAGAAAGGTGATGATGTAACACCAAAAACAATTATCGGTACATTAGGTAATACTGGAATAGGAACTGGACCACATTTACATTTTGAACATCGTTCAAAATCTTCATATCAAGATGCTGAAGTAGCAACTTTCGACCCATTAAAATCTGGTGCACCTAATTTAATCGCTATTGGTGATAAACCAGTAGAAATGAAAGAATCTAAATCTGAAGGTGGTTTAGATTCTTCAGGCTCAAAAATAGCAGCGAATTCTGTTGATATATCAGCAGCACAAAGACAACAACAAAAACCACAAACACCAATTATTGTTAATGCACCAACTACAAATAATAATGTAGTCACAACTAAAAAACAAAATTTAATTGTTAAAAATAATAATGTAGCTGGCTCTTATGCCGCTGCTGCTGCATAAAAAAACCCCACCGAAGTGGGGTTGCAAAAAACATATCAAGTATGTTTTAATCTGCTTTTGCTAGACCTTTGAAGTAGTCCAAATCTTCATCTTCTTCGGATGCAAGATTAACACTTGATGTTGCTTTAAAAGGAACGTCAATACTTTCTGCAACATCTTCGGCTTTGCTCTTGACTGGCATACCATCAAAACCCAATGCTTTATCAAGTCTAGCGCGAATCTGGTCATAGGATTTAAATTTAGATGGGTCAGTAAACTCTTTCAACGAGTATTCTGATTTCCAAATCTTTTCCAATTCAGCATCATCATTCTTCAAAGGACCAACTGCATCAAACTCACTTTTATCATAATTACGATAACCCTCAACATTACGAATCTTCACTTTGAAGTTTGCACCAGTCCACAAGTCAAATGGATTCAAAGGCGTTTCAT